AGCAGGCGCGTAAATTCAAAAACTTCCCGCAGTATATCCGTAATGAAAAAGGCGATGGTTGGATTCGCCTTCTGGAAACAGATCCTACGCGCTACGTAAACACTACGTTTGACGCTATGTCTCGTCGCGTCGGATTCCATAAAGGATTCGGCGGCGTGTCTTCCAGTGCGGATCTTGGAAACATTCTTCCCGGTTTAGAGCTAGCGCCCAAGTCCGTGCGTGAGACCGTCGCTCGTGCGATCAACGCCTTCAACGGGGAACACGAAACCTCGCTCGACATGAGTAGCGGCAATGTTATTGCGGGACTTCGCAACGCTAAGCAGATTATCAGCGCTATGCAGACTTCCGGCGCGGCTCCGATGGACTTGACTGAGACGCTGAATATTGCCGCGCATGTCCCTATCACCCACGCTTTCACGGGTGTCGTGAACAGCGTACGCAAGCCGGGACGGGCTGTTCAAGAAGGCGGCATGGAAGCCGATGTGAAGAATCGCGTGGATCTTCGCGGTAAAGGCACTGAGATTAGCGGCAATATCCGTGGCGCTCTTCAGCGCGGATTCGGTCGTAATGTTGTCAACCGTGCCGTGCAGGCCGCTGGATACGAGGCTGGTCGTAGCTGGGCGTCGTCACTGCAAAAGAACGGTGTTGCTCTCGTTGATGAAGGCTTCTTGACCATGAACCGCGTGTCCGATCAGATGGCACAACGCTTCCGTGACAAGAAGGCTACTGATCAAGACGTTAAGGTGCTCGCCACTATGGTGGCGGAGAACATCACGGGCCAGAAGCGTAACGTTGCGCAGTCGGGACGTCTCAGCCGTAACGCTTTGGTAGCAATGGTCGGCCCGCTGTATCGTCGCTACGGCGAAAATCGGGTGCGTAACCTGATCCGTGCCGTTGACGGTGCTGCGGCTATCATGGCCAAAAAGGATCAGCCACTAGCCAAGCGAGCAGCTATTGCGTCTCGTATGCTGGGGCAGTCCCTTACCGCTACCGGCTTTAGCAGTGCAGCCGCTACGGCGGTGGGCGGTGCTTTGGTCTACGGCCTAGAAGCGTTGCCGATGTACTTCGGCAGCGGTCAGGGAACCATTCCTCTCTTAGTCAACGTACTTGGCGGCGGTGTTGCGGGTTCCGTCCTACAGCAGACACAGCAGCCTGGAAACCTTGCCGTCACCGACCTTGCAAGCATGCTGTTCTGGCCTTTTGGCTATGCGGCATCCACTATAAACAGCCTAGAAAGCGGCAAGCCTCAGAACCTTGTTCCTGGTGTGTCTCGCATCATGGGCGCCGTCAGTAACGACGACCGTGCCGGCAAGCTGGCGTATCGCGCATTCCGCAGTGCTCAGGCCAAAGTTGAAAGCAGCACCGGCTCAGGTTTCACCGCAAACGCGTATCGTAGGGCGCTACGCGATGCGGTGTTGTCGGGCAATCGTGACAATATTCGTGAAGCCCTTTCCGCTGCACGCAAAGCGCAGTCACCTGACGACTTTCAAACCTTCTTGAAGCGGTCTATCTTGCTTCCCTCTGATCCAGTAAAGCTGCGTAAGTACTACAACGAGATTGGCGAAGAGGCATTCCGCAAGATCCAGGCGCACGACGCCACCATCAAGAAGTTCATTGATGGGGCGTAATCTCAACGTAGGTCGCCAACGGGCCTACGTCGATACGGAAACTTCCTGACCGGACAAGCGAGTCGTTCGACAACGCGCCTGCGTCTTGCAACGCATCAAAGACGGCAGCAATCGCGTTGTCCAGGTCCGGCTTGCATTTACCGGTCGGCGTAGTCCACCGCACGCTAATGCACACGGGTTCGTTCCATTGGTAATGTGGAACAGTAGCGCGCCACATCGCCACGAACTTCTTGCGCCAGTCCTGGTATCGCTTGGGCATGTACGTCCCCCGTGCCGTAACACGGGGGCGGGCTTTGGCACAGGGTTCAAGGTTGGGTAGTTGGATTTTCATGTCGGAGGCGGATTCTTCTCATAGTAGGATTTCGCAAAGCTGTACGCGCATTCGGAAGTGCAGAAAGAAACGTCCATGCGGGTGCGTATCCTGTCTTCTTCTACTAACGGCACACCACAAAACGCGCAATCGTCTTTTGACATGCCTGATAGCTTCTTACGTGCGTTTTCAATATACGCGGCATGCGGATCAACAGCAACTACCGCAGGCGCTGGCGGGGGGACTGGCTTCTTTAGCCGTGTCTTTTTTATTAGCGCCCTTCGCTCGTCCTCTAGCCGTTTAGCTTCTGCACAACGCTCCTCCTCTTGCTTATGCTTTAGCCAGCTATCGTGTAGCTGTTGCGCGTCGGCCATCTCTTTGCGCCACTGTTCTTGACGCTCTTCATATCTTCCTGACGCACATAGTACTTCATCGGTAAAATCGTACAGAACCCCCGTTGCGCAGGGGTTCCATATTCCACGAACTTTAATGTACGCGCCCATCTGTTTTCTCTAGTGTGATTATTCGGGCACACAGCGCATGCAGTTGTTCTTGCAAAAGCTCGTTTTCTTTTTCTAGGTGTTCTATTTTACACCACTGTAAGTCATTAGTTTCTTCTAATTCTACAACGGCTTCTTCAATAAGTTCACGCGCCTCATCCTCGGTTATGTACCCTTCTCCCGTAAGATAATCGTACATCTCGTCTGTGTTTAAGCTCACGGTTTTTCTCCTTTTTTCCACTCTTCGCCTTCTTCTGCCTCTTTGTGCTGCTTGATCCGTTCTGCCATTTCCGAAGCGGTCCACGTCGCAACAACTACAGTCCTTTCGGTATACCAGTATTTATCTCGAAGCACGTCACTGCGACCAACAGCGTGCAAAAGAACGCTCGGAAGCATGCGCTTTATGGGGAACCCCACGTAATTTAACAGCTTTATACTATCAAAGTAGTCCATAAAGACAGCGGTGCGTATGCACGACCCGTCAGAAAGTAGTGTTTCTGCGTAATGTTTTTCACGGGTTAAAATGTGATCTACTGGGCGTTCGTAGGTAGACTCTACAGGCGGTTTTAAAAACGCAGGGATCTCTTTTAATTCGTCAAACCACGTTGCTTTTTTGACAAGCTCATCGTGCATAGCAACAAAATCTTTGTGGTCTTCCTCTATTGCGTCACTAGGTAGCGCATAAGCGTCGTCAACTAGTTTGATGACGTATTGCATTTTATTAGGCTTTTTATCGCCGTCTTTTGGGGTTTCGGTCATGTTTAATCTTTCTTCTCGCGTTTAGCGATCTCTCGTTGAATGTACCACACAGCCTTCTTTAAGTCTTCAATCGCATCGTTCTTTAGATCAGCACGCCACGTGTATTTAATAGCGTTACCAAGGTTAAAGCCCATGTGCTCCGTAATTTGGATGCACTCAATGCCGCTTGGGTGTGACGTGTAGTGCGGCGGGTGGTTGACGGCATCGTGTAGGTCGCTGCACTCCGCTTCTTCCGTGATCCATGGAGGCATAGTGTTTTCACTCATTTTAACCGTCCTTTTTATATCGTTCAGCAATCCAGCCAGCGCCACTGACAGGCAGACCTTCTGCCCATTCCGGAAGCTGGAGAATGATGCGTTGAAACTCGTCAAAACGTGAAGCGTCGGGCATCTCAGCTACGATCTCGTCGTAGATACGCAGGATCACCTTGAACCCCGCCGCTTCCAAGTTGTTGCAGGCGTGGCGCAGTAAACACCCGCTAGTACCCTGCACAATGTGGTTAGTAAGCACGCCGCCATGAGTGCTGATCTTGGTCCACACCTTACCTTGCCCAACTTCGCACATGTAGTGCAACTGACGCTTAGGGCCGTACTCAGGATGCACAACGGTTTCCATGGTGGCGTACGGGTAGGTGATCTTGCGACCAGAAGCGAGACGGCATTGCAGATGCAAGCCGTCGAATCGGTACGCTGCTTTGCCTATGCTGTATACGGAACCGGGGTTGTCAACGGCCTTCTCTGCGGCCTTCTCGGTATTGTACCAGAACGCCACGTTTTCACGGTGTGTTGCGCGGTATGCGTCGGTCAAAAACTGCGCTTCCGGTTCAGATAGGACGAGCGCGTACTGATCTTTTGCTTGCGTGCGGAGCGTTACGTGCCCACCGCGATACTGTGACAGCAGCTTACCGACCTTGCCCATCTGGCGCTGATCGCCGTTTACATCGTCCGGCCCTATGCCCCACGCCGTACCGGCAAACACTTTGTACAGATCTGGCCCCTGCTTTGCATCGTACTTACGCCACGCCTCTAGCTCCCACTCCTGGCCTGAGTACCAAGCTAGCACACGCGGCTCGATGCTGGCATAGTCACATTGATACAAGACGCCTTGCTTAGGTGCAATGCAACCGCGCAAGCACGCAACAACGGCACCAAGCGGATCGAACAGCACCGGGACCGGTCCGCTTTTCCCGAGGTGGTACTTTGCCGTCTCAAAGAAGCCTTCCCAATCATCCGCCTTAGCACACGCAATCAGCTTCGGAACATCGAACTTCGCACCGCGTGGCAAGTTCATCAGGTTAATGCCGAGACTCGTATCGCGGCCCGACTGTGCGCCGTTAAACCGATGCGCATCCCGTACGCGGTGATCCACGACAGATGCGTAGTTCTTGAACTTGGGCAGCTTCGCCACAGCGGTACGGCCTAGTGCTTGCCGTGCTTCTAACAGCTCGCGTGTCTTTGGATCAACGTCGGCACGCGCTAGAACTTCTTTGACGTACGCCTTAGCTACGCTTGGCAAGTCAAGATACTTTGACACTTTGCTATGGTTGTTCTTGAGCACGTACCCATCAAGGGCTCCGTCAGTACGCTCGCTGACGGCAGAACCGATGACCTTCTCACCGCGCTCGACCATCTTTTGCAGCGACGTAACCAGCTCCATATCGATAGGAATCCCGCGCAGGTTCGTGATCCACGTTGTGCGCCAGAACGCCAGATCGCCACCCGTCAGATCAGGCAACGCGGCATCAATCGCCATCTCGGCTTCCACATCCTGGCGGCAGTAGTCCATATAGCGGACGTACTCAGATTCGAGTTCCGGCGTCATCTCACGCAACTGCCCCTTCAGTTTTCCCGCCGTAGCGGGCATGCTGAACAGCTTCATGAGCCGGTCTCCTTCTTTGTCCTTCTGTATCGGTAGGTTCAATGCCGCACCGCACTTGCCAAGAGACGCGGGCACTGAGAACGCACACGCTTTTGCCATCGTGTCAAAGAAGCGCAGCGGCGGAATTTCCAGCTTAAGTACGTTTGTAATTAAGGCGTACTCAAAGCCGACATTCCAAGCGTGAATCTCGTCTGCGTCTTGCAGCATGCGCTTGACGACGTTTAGCGCATCCGGCTGGCGGCAATCAAAGCACGTAGCCTTACCTCCGTCAGCCGAGATGGCGCACATAAGCACGACCGTACTTTCATGCAGCGAATAGTTCCAGGCACCGACTTCGGACAGGTCGGCAAGGCTACGCGTTTCCAGGTCGATACTGATTTCCATTTATTCTCTCTAAAAATCCGTGTGCGTTGTGACCGTAGCAAGGGCGCGGTGCGTACCCATCCATCTTCGTCAATTGTTCCATTGGAAAACGGAGCTAGCTTTGAGAATCGTCTGAACCACACGCCCCACTTATCCCAGCGGTGCAAATCCCGGTAGTCGGATATGTCGGGCTCCGGTCCGATGATTTCTAAATAATCGGTAGTGTGGTTCATGATCAGAATGGACATTCATCAGGAATAACAGGCTCCACAACCTTACGTGGTGGCGCAACCTTACGCGGTTCCGCAACCGTCTTCACCTCTTCTAGCCTCACAGCAACCACTTCGCTCGCACTTCGCACGGCCCATCCCTGCTTGGTGATCGTTTCCTCAGACACGAGCTTGTTCTTAATCGCCTGAGCTGGCGACATCGGCTTGCTCTCATATAGGAAAGCGGGCAGATCCGCATCGTCTACCCAAGCTAATGCCTTGGCTCGACCTTCGCCCTTGGTATAGCCCGGCAATTCGTCAGAACGTGCCAGCTCGTTAGCGCGTTCGGCAATCGCTTCGGCAAACTTCTTCAATGTGCTGACGTGTGGCAGTAGCTTAGCCACAATCTCAGGCGGGGCTTCGTGAGTGCGGTCTACCATAGCGGTAAACCAGATAATGGCTTGTTCAGTGTTCATGTCTTTTACCCTTGTCTTTCAGAGGCTTGTTCGTTCATCCTATCAATCACATCGGCTACCGCACGCACATCTTCAGATGTCAATCCTGCTGGACTCAGGAAGGTGGCAACGTAGGGCGACGCAAGGCTGCATTCGACTTTACCGATCATGTACTCTCCCTTGTAGATGGTCACAAAAGGATACTTAACTCGGTTTAGTGTGTTAAAGGTCAGGCTCATCGCGTCCTCCCGCGACCGGTGAGGATGGCGACGATCCTAAGGTTGTTCCCTTTTTTACTCCCGAGATGCCCATTTGATCTAAAAAACAAAACTTCACCTAATCCACCGACGTGATGCGGTGCATCAAAGGTAAAAGTAAACCCCCTATACTTTATTTCACGGCCATTTTCCAAAAGTAGAGTGTCCCCCGGCTCACACCGCCACAAATTAACCTCCCGATACAGCCCCCGATTACCCCGATCAGCCTCTTCTGCCATATTCGCTAGTCGCGTCTTGTTAGTTTTAGTAGTGTTCATTTATATTCCTTTCGCATGCTGCGAAAAAATGATCGGCAAAGTAGCGTTTAGTTTTCTGTCCCGTTTTTGCTTTTATCTCGTAGATGCGTATCCTATCAGCTTTTACAAGATCAGATAGAACGGCTTCCCGTTTTTGCGCTTCCACGTCGCGCATAGTGCGCTGAATCAACACGCTAGGCGACATGCCCTTTTCGCCCGATGTCCTTACCGCCGCGTAGATGCGGTCAATGTTAAGCGCATGAGGAGTAGTTGCCGCATTATTGGTAATGTGCAGTAAAACATCGGTGGTATAGGCCGCGATAGCAAAGCCCCAATCAATGCTTTCCTTGGTCATGTGCGGCTGATCGACGTTCATTGTGTAGGCGTGAATCAGGCTAAACCGCTTTGAAGTTTCAACGCAACGGCTCATCAGGGTCGAACGCTTTTCATCGGTAAGCTTTGTGGACTGCACAGTCGCTTCCACTTCACGGGCCTTCGTGTAGTAGTGCGCCAGCACGTCAGGATCGCATGTGATCTCTTGCGTTTTACGTGTCGCCCCCGCGTTCTCCACGGGAGAGCGTTTGATCTCCGTGTTCATTTTGGTAAGCGCCGCAACCATATCTTCCGGTGGCGGCGTATCCTCAAAATCGAAACGCATCTCGGGTAGATGCTCCCCCATAAAGGGAACAAAGCGGTTAATCATGCCTTGCTCCGACAACGCGTCATCGTACACGCGGGAGAAGATCTTAGGCTGGCAGAACGTCAACACCGATGGAAATGGCGAATGTATTTCCGTAGCCGTTTGCCCCTTAAGCGCCTTCCCCTTAATCGGTTGGCACGAGTACCACTCCGTCAGGTTGGTGCATACCTTTTTCATGTAGCCAGGGCAGGTAGGTAGCTTGATCTGTTGCAGGAACAGTCCGATCTCGTCTACGGCCCAGGTGATGCTTGGGCTTTGGTTGATCTCGTCAAACATACCCGCATCAGAGTCGAAATGCATCGATCCAAGCAGATCCACACAACCGACAGCAGCAAATACCTTACGAATCGAATGCAACGGCACGTCCTTACCCGAACCCGACGATGCCAGCCCAAGCCCGTAGATGTTCGCATGTGATCGACGCCACGTCAGATCGCGCCCAATCAGTGCACCCATGCCAACGCACGCCGCCAGCAAGGAAAGCTCTGGTTGTGGGCGTGGAGCGCAGGACAAGCACCAGTCCACCCAAGCCGCAATCAACGGCGTAGGGCGAAGATGTTCCGCTGACAGTTTCGGAACCGCTAGTGGGTTTATCTCCTTCGCAACAGGTACCGGCCCCGTGTTCCGAGATATAAAGTTTGCCACCTGAACGGCCCGCTCTTCGCCTCGTGCGAGTCGCATATCAAACGATTCGCTGGCTTCCTTTTCCGCGTACGACTTCGCAATGCCGCGTAGCTCGTCATCGGAGACCGTCTCAGGGTTTTCGCAGCGGTCAGCACGCACACCCTGCAACCCAAGGAAGATGCCCTCTTCACCAAGCCCAAGGTTACGCAACGCACCCGCAGCCGAGCACAGCAGCGCGTGCCGCTGACCTTCGGGAAACGATGCCGTTTCCGTGGCCTTGATGCTGACGGGCGCAGCCTTGGCCCATGCTTCCATAAACCAATCCGGCGCCATCGGAACATCGGTCAGAGATTGTAGCGGAGTTATCCACTCGTACCCTTCCGATGGAGGTATGTGAACGCTCGCTTTGAATTTTACTTCCAGGGCGTCACCGATCCACACGCCGCCCTTGAGGGTGCAATCGTGAGGTACGCGCATCCATACGTGGCGACCGCCGTTAAAAGTCTTGGTGCTAGGGAAACCCTCTAAGGGCTGGAACTTTTCAATCAGTTCCGCTTCGCCATCCAAGCCGTTCTTCATCTCGATATCGAGTACGACGTGGAACGTAGGCTTGATCGCCCAGTCACATGACGGCCACTTGCGATGCCACTCAGCGACTTCTTCCGGTGTTGGCAGTGTTCCGAGATAGCCCTTCACCATCGGCTGGCGGCTTGAGGAAGCGCGCTTTGACCACGGGATGAGGTGCCAGCCCTTTTGGGCGAGTTCAATTGGTGTCACGCGAAGCTCCGGCCCAACACCTTGGGATACTTGGACGATTCCGGTGTGGTCTGGAAGCGTATGCGTGTGGGTTTCGGAATGCAAGCCAGGAACTGAACGCACGCCATAGCGGTCGTTATGCGAATCTCGCTTTCTGCGGTAATTCCGTACAATCCATCATCGCGTACCACGATCTGCTTTCCGTCGGCGTTTTCCAAGGGGGTGTCTCGAAACCACTGCTTGGCTTTGTGTCGCGCCCACGTATGCGCCTTATCGTCAACGGATAGCCACTCGCTGATCTTGGTCGATGCACACATGTAGTTGACGCACAGCGTCGGCGCTTTACTCGGATCTTTGGAGGAATGCACGCGAATCGTCATAGCGTCTACCGGGATTTCGCGTATTTCAGAGTTAGATAGGGGGGTGTCGTACGCAGCAACGGTGTCGTGCTTGGCAATCTCCGGTGGCGGGAACTCAAACTCGCAGCACGGGCATAGTCGAACACCGGCTGCGACGATCTCTTGGCACTTGGGGCATGTCTTGGTTGGCGCAACGCCGTCCTTGTCAGACTTCTTCTTGTTCTTAACGCGCTCGTTGAGCGTATCGATAGGGCCGTGCCGTGCGATGTTACCCGCCAGATCCAAAATCATTGTATCTTTTTTTGATGGCGACACCCGCAAGCCACGGCCTACCATCTGGACGTATAGGCGCGGCGATTTTGTTGGTCGCAACATCACCACCAGATCCGTGGCGGGTGCATCAAACCCTACTGTCAAACACTGGATATTCAGCAGAACGCGCAAGCCGCCTTCTCTAAACTTCTTAATAGTGTCACGTCGTACCTCTTTATCCGTCTCCCCGGTTATGGTCGCACTAGTAATCCCCATAGACGACAGCTTAGTAGCAACAATCTCCGCGTGCTTTACCCCGCACGTAAATATAAGCCAAGATCTGCGATCTTTGCCGTACTGGGCTATTTCTTCACATGCACGGGATACTAAATCTTCCGCCGACATGACCGTTTCAAGTTCACTAGCGACGAATTCACCCTGGCGTACGTGAACCCCTGTCAGATCAGGAGAGCCGCCGTCTTTGGATCGCAACGGGCACAGCCAACCGTCTTTCATCAACTCCAAGATGTTTGTGTCGTAGACGAGTTCGCTAAAGGGTTGCTTATCGCCATACACTAGGCCAGTCCCCATACGGAAAGGCGTTGCAGTAAACCCGCATACGCGTAACTCGGGGTTCACAACTCTAGCTTCTTTTAAGAACGTGCGGTACATTCCGTCACCTGCTACAGGAACACAATCGCATTCGTCTATTACAACCAGTTTAAGCGAACCGAAGTTCGTAGCTTTTCCATACACGCTTTGGATCTGTCCGATTGTGACCTTCCCTATTTCCCTTCGCTTAAGCGACGCAGAGAAAACAGCGGGCTTTGTTCCGGAAATCCTGGCGTACGTTTCTGCGATCTGCTCAATTAGCTCTTCCGAGTGGACCAGAATAGCAAACTTAGCATTCGGGTATCGTTCGGCTAGGCCCGCCACAAAGGTACACATCGTGGCGGTCTTTCCACTAGCTGTGCTCATGCAGACTAAGGGGTTTTTAACACCGTCATTCAATGCTCCGCGCAAAGCGTCGATAGCTGCTTCTTGATACGGTCTTAGTTTCATGTTTTCTCAAGGTGTCCGTGAGTAGGAGGTAAAAGGTTTTTAAACGGGCTTTTCTACAGTAGTAAACTTATTATCGCAAGTTTTGCATTTCCGTCTTCGCCAGATCCCATGCGCTCCTGCATTTCGTGTGTCGTAGACCTTTGTTGGTCCTTTGCACTTGGGGCAAGCTAAGCTCATTTATTAACCTCATTCTTTTCCATATCCTCAACCGCCCCCCGCAACATCACCGCCAGCCTTGATCACTGTAGCAACGGCATCATTTAGCTCATCAAAGTCATCCATAGAAGAGCCCCAGGTAATTAATTGCGCCGTCCTAAACAGAAAGACATACGCCTCCAACAACTCCACGCTGATGCAGATGACCTTATCAGGCTCATCGATCGGCCTCATGATAGATTCAGGCTCACTCATTTGATTTCTTTCGTTTCAGCATAAAGGAACTGCCATTTCTTAAAGGCAGCGGAAATTTCCGTTTCAATATCAAATCTCGCATTTATCAGCCTAGCCAAGGAAGTCTTTGAATCAGACAGCTTTGATTCTAGTGCGTCGATTTGCGCGACCATCATCTTCAGATCTGCAACTACCTCAGCCGGGGAAGAATACACCTCGTGTATTACGTATTTTTCGCAGGCGACCCCGCAAAGTCTGTCAATAGGTTTCATTTTGTGATAAAAGTCGCCGGGCTTCATTTGATTCTCTTTCTAATTACGAGCACAAGGTCACCATGCAACGGGTGCGTTGACGATGCGAATTCGCGGAGTTCTTCGGTTGTGATCATTTCCCCACCTCGTCATTCTTGGCAGCCAGCAGGATCAGCGCCGTATCAAGGGCAAGCGTCCTGGTCTTAGCAAATCGCTTTTCGTCGCCTGCAATCCATGCGCGCAGTTCATCCGGCGATCCAGAGAAACAGCCACAAAGGATGTGAATTTCTTTTTCGGTCTGGATTGCGGTAAGCGTCCGCCCGCATTGGCCGTGACCGGTGAAGGAAAGTTGCGCAACACGGCTGATCTTGGCGCCTCTCAAATTGGCGTCGATCAGGCTGGCGCCGCTCAGGCTGGCGCCGCTCAGGCTGGCGCCGATCAGGTTGGCGTCGACCAGGTTGGCGCCGCTCAGGTTGGCGCCGCTCAGGTTGGCGTCGATCAGGCTGGCGCCGCTCAGGCTGGCGCCGATCAGGTTGGCGTCGACCAGGTTGGCGCCGCTCAGGTTGGCGCCGCTCAGGTTGGCGTCGATCAGGTTGGCGCCGCTCAGGTTGGCGTCGATCAGGTTGGCGCCGCTCAGGTTGGCGCGGCTAGCAACGGCCTCAATCACCGCATCGCGAACCGTGGTCGCCTGGGTCGATGAGTACAGGACATCATCGGTCCAGCGGTTTCTGATTTTGATGGGCAGAGATTGCGGGATGTCGGTCATGTTTTAGTCTTCCAAGAAGTAGTCGAAGGATGGTTCGCAACCGATCGAAGTGGCGGAGGTGCCAGAGGATGTGGGCGGCGGTTTTTAGGTCTTGCATTGGTGGCGGGGGCTGGAGTCGAACCAACATTAGCGTGGCATCATCCACTTGCTTTACCGGCTGCCGATGTTCGCAGCTTGCCACTTCCCGCCATTAATGTCCCGTATCGCCGGGACCACGCGAAGAACTCACTAGCAAACGGGCGGAGCCGCTGCCACGGATCTCAAGCCTGTGTGATTAGCAGCTCTTCTTGCCGGGCTTCATCGGCTTCAGGTTGACGGCCTTGCCTTCCTTGATGGGCTTGGCGTAGGTGTCTTTAGCGGGTTTCTTAACCATGGTATTATTCTCCTTTCTTTTGTTAGGGGTTACCACGAGGCCGGTTCTCGATAAGAACTACGGCCAAAAACAGCAATGCCGCTAATGCGAACGCAGCACTAACTAGCATAAGCATTGCAAGCACGGGGGCGAATACAATCCACCACGACCAATCTACGATCCCTGCCGTTTTTATGATGACAAGCAAAACAGTAGCGAGGATTGGCCATGACCCCACGGCACTTAGTTTAATTAGTGTTTTAGACACGGTATTACCAAGAAGCGGATGGAGCCGCAACGGGACGTGTAGACGGCTTAGCAGGTGCAGCGGCTTCAGGAGCGTTGCCCTTCTTTACCGAAAGCCACATCTGATTCTCGAGTTTGCCTTCGGCATTCTTCTTTACCGTGATGTGCTGCTTGAAGGTCTTTCCGACGAACCAGTCAAGGGTGTTATTGAAACCCTTAGGACCGACCAGCAGCAAGAGTGCATCGAGCTGGGCGTGCGACTTGGCGAGGTTTTCCGGCTTTGAAGACAGGTACTTGAAGTACTTGCGGCCTTCGTACTCGCCGTTTTCAATGACGAATTCAAACTTAGTCGAGGCATTTCCAGTCTTTGAGACGTGATCCTCAGCGGCGTTGATGACCCAGGTATACTCGCCGTCAGGGATTGGCGAGTAATCGCCGCCCATTTCCGCGTTGTCGGGGTTGTGTGTGTAGTTGTCGAGAAGGCCCATGTTATTGCTCCGTGTGTGTTGTTAGCGTGTCAGGATTGACGCGCCATAGTGTTACTCTTGGTTCATGGCGGCGCAGAAGTCTGCGAAGCCGGTGTTGATGTCAAGGGTGATAGGTTGAGTGATGCCGTAGCGATTCTTGGCGAGATGTGCAGCAGCAGGGTACCAATGCTGGACGAAGTTAGTGCCGCCCTTAGCCAGCTTTCGTTCCTTGTCGGCACTGTCAACGGTGCGGATGTCGGTGCCAAAGTAGCCCCAGGCATCACACTGGCCAATCAGGTAGTCAGCAACGTCAACTTTACCTGACGATGAAGCGAACAGCTTAGGTTCGCTACGCAGGTAGGTTTCTGCGGATGCAGAGGTGACTTCGCGGTCAACGCTGTGACAGAGCATGATGGTGCCGATATTACGCTTGTCGCGCATAACGCGACATCCTTCAATGAACCGGGTCCAATACTCTTCTAGGGCCGATTTGTACCCTTTGCCGTAACCGCCGCCGGCGAGTTCGATAGATTTGACGTTTTCGCGTTCGCAGATGCACTTCCAGATGGACATTTCGAGCATGTCGATCGTGTCAAACACCACGGTTTTGTAGTCGTGCTCTTCGGTGATGAGTGCGCCCATCGTAGCGACCACGTCCGACCAATCCTTAAGCAATGGCGTGCGCGCAACGTCGAGGCTGTTGGTGCCTTCTTCGAGCTGCACAAACAAGGGCTTAGGTGCGTGTGAGGCCCAGGTCGATTTGCCCATGCCGGGCTTGGCATGCACGCCGATAATAGGCGGCTTCTTGACCTTGCCGGTAGTGACTTGAGATAAAAAGCTCATTGGGATAACTCCATGCGGACTTCGTTGTGTAGTCCTAAGTATTGTAGTTCGTAGGCGAAGGATTCGCGTTCGGTGGTGTCCATGTCGTGGACGTTAGCAGCAAGCTCAACCAGGAGTTCTAGCTCGGATTGGTCAAACATTTTTGTATTCCCGTTCGTATATTTCCTTGGCCTTGCGTGCTTCCATGTCGTCGAACAGTTCGACGGCCTCTTGCATGGCCGCGCTGCGAGAGGTGCCCCAAGCGCCGCTGTCTACGATGGCGGTTTCTTCGTCGAGGAGTACAGCGCGCCATGTGCGACGGTGAGCGAGTCCCGACATCACGTTTTCTACGGCGGCAATGTGATGTGCCATATACTCGCGAGCATCGCGTTCGGCAGCAAGCATGTGCTCGGCTTCAATAGCTTCGCGCTCGAAGTTGGGGTGGATGGGATCAGTGAGTGTCATGGTTTTTCTTCCTTGTAGTCGGAACATGTTTCTGCCATGTCCGTAGCGTTCTTTAAGTCCTTTTTTAAATCAGAATGCCCAGAAACGTACCACTTGTTTTTAGAGCATGCAAGTATTAGCCCTGCCCCTGGCGTAACGTCTGAGTAGTCTTCCTCGTACTCAACCCTACAGTGAGCACAGCTAAGGCAGTTAGTGAGTGTCATGGTTTCTCCGCGTCATAATTAGTGTATACGCCATCATCAGAGCCTTGCAAGGTGTAAGTTTTTTCACGTCCGCCGATGAGCCAGCGTACGTTCGACAGGTTCCGCACGGCGAGTGCGATGAGAGTACTGCTGGAATGGGTGGCTTCGCACAGTTGGGTCGAGGTCATGGGGCCATTCGCACGCAAGAGTTGCACGATGTGCGAGGCCAGTTGACGCCGTCTCGCGACTTGTTTTTCCTCTTTTTTGACGTGATCGATGAAATGCGGATTGTTTGTTACCGCATGCCGCATGACCCCGCCTAGGTCTTTGATGGTGATCTTACGAATGGGCTTATGTGCTTGTTGATCCGCTAAACGCTGAGCGTGTGCGACTTCAATGCGGATATTTTCGTATTCGAGCATGGTGGTATCTCTTTTAGTAGGTTATGGCGTCAAGCAGAACATCTTCGTAGCTGTATAGCTCGATGGTGGCGCCGTTTAGTTTTTTCGAGATAGAACGCGCTTCTTCCCGCCAAAATTTGCGAAAGCGTTCACTCTCGGGCGTGTCGGAGTCCCACAACTCCGTGGAGCATTTGTTAAATGTGAAGCCGCTCATGGTTTTTTTTCTCATTCTGTTTTCTGGAATATGGAATGCTAACAGGTACTACTGAGTTTAAGCTGGTATTGGGTATACTTAGCTAATTTTCTAACAGCGATAGCGTGTACATTTCTTCATCGTACCATGCTTGCGCCTCTTCCTTGGTGAAACGTGCTCCATTCTGAAGCACGTAAAAACCGTACGGGACGGGCTTCCCCTCTTCTAGGGTGCCGTAGTCGCTGCCGTTGGACACTATTAGGTACTTCATTTCATCATCTCCAATGCCCGGCTCAGCTTGATGTCGTTTTTGTGATAGAGCGAGCGATGCGTGTGGTATTGGGTCTCAGCCAGGATGCGTTCAAGCTGCCGCCCGGAGACCGCGTGCGTGAAGGACCGCTCCGCGTGGCGTTGCGCTTTGATCCAGTGCTTATGAGCATCTCCAGCGTAGATACAGATAGCGGTGCGTAGGGCTTGGCGAATGGGCGTCATGGTGGTGTTTCCTTATAGTACCGTGTCTTCGATGTCCCAGCAACTGAGCACCGGAACGGGAGACGTGGTAAAGGTGGGAGTTACTAATACGTGCATGTTTGCGTGTGTAGGTTTTTCGTGGTGGCATCGGATCACGGTGTTGCCGTGCCAAGCGTGCCAGTATTTGCCCTTGAGTGGGTAAACGTGCAGCTTGTTGCCATCAGCGTCTTCTAGGGTGTAGGGGAAGCAGTCGTTATTCATGCGATCACCATAGCCGAGGATGACGACACCGCGCACGGCGGTGTAGGCAGCGCATACATGCACAGCCCCCCCGGGTGGCCCATACACAGGCCGTACGGCAGCAAAAGCGCATCTGCCCGCTCTTGGAGGGATTGCATCTTGCGTTGTTCCGCAACTCTTAGCTCACGGTTGCATCTGGCTTCATTGAGCCGGCGATAGGACCGGGCAAGCGCGCAAACGCGAGTTGCGACTACGGGCGCGCATCCGGGTGGCTTGGTCAGGGTGTGATCGATGCGGCACAGTTCCGCAGTCAGTAGGCATTCGTGTGATGGGTACTTCATGGTGTTTCCTTTTTGTGACAGTGGTCTGCGACAACAACCAACTCATTAAGGTCTACAATATGCCACCAACAACCACCCTTTAGTGCTTTAGCTACTTGTATAGCCTCCTCTAAGCTGTCAAAACTCGCTCCATAATCATCAAATCCGCCTAACGGGTAGTAGTGCTCTCCGGAGAACAGTGCGTATCGTTTCCTGGTTAGGGGGTTGATGGGATTGCTCATGGTGTGTTCCTTGTGTTTGGCGTTCAGCGTTCATTACTGATGACTCGCTTATTATATGCAACCAAGTAGCGTATACAATTAAATTCTTTAGGCGATTAGCGCGCTCTATTTACAACGACTTATGACGATCGAGTCTTAGCTGATCGCAGGCACATGTGCGGTATGGGTCTGTATGGACTAATGTATTATGGCGTGCGTTGAGTGTAAAACGATGAAAATGACGGTAGACCGTTAGCCTTTTATCGCCTTTTAGCGACCGTTATTTTGAGCTTTGCTAAGGGTTGGGGGGTTTGTAAGTCGTTGTAGCTTATGGCGTTGTGATGTACTGGGGGGATACGGTTATGCGTTAGTAAGACTCCCCTGGATAAAGAGATGGAGACATATTGACACTTACCCATACATACATCATAAGTCATTATAATACAGACACTTACACTTATAATATATAATATATATATCATCTGAATTATTACTACTCATTTATTATATGTATATCTCTAACTCTCTCTTAGCAACTACGGTCATAGCTGTATTTATTTCTGGATAACGCTTACTAAAGGATAAAACGATACTAATAGAACATCATAAGTTAGCTAATGACAAACACTTACATGCGCGATCAACCCTTAGCAACGCTTTACTAACGGTCGCTAAAAGGCTAACGGTCCCCTATGTCGGCACACAGGATTGATTCTTCCCGTCGGTCACAGCCTGTCCGCTACCCTTCCTTGCGATCCTAGCCCATTACAGACACGCTCACACCTGTGCCTATATAAGGTGTGGCATCGATGGCGATCGTGGCTTAGATGGCGTGTGGAGGGGTGGGGAGGGGTGGCATGGGGGGTTGGTTTGGATTTTACTTTTACACTTTTACAAGGGGCTTGTAAAAAACGCAGGAACTTTTGAAAAGTAGCGTATACACTTGACATCCCCACATAACCGTATACAACACACACATGCAATGCCCCTGTAACAAAGACGCCCTCACGGCATCGCAAGCCATGGCAATCTGTCGTCGTGCTACCTCGTCACGGATGCCGTATCGCTGCACGATCTGTCAGCACTGGCACTTGGCTACGCCCACGGCTATAACACGTACGGTAAAGCACGAACGACGCTCACGTAAACACGACACCGGAGAGATGGATTATGACGAATAAGCGATTGACCGCACGGCCTAAGCGAATACGCTACCTAACATGACTACTGACTTTAAAAAATGGCCGTCTATTCAGCGGCTATCTTCAGAAACCGTTTACGTGACCGAGAAAATTGACGGGACCAATGGAGTCATTTACGTTCCTGAAGATACGGGTATGCCGGTATTGGCGGGGTCGCGTGAGCGTTGGCTGACGCACGAAAACGGAGAACCGCCTACTAAAGCCGAAGATAATTTTGGGTTTGGAGTTTGGGTGCATGAACGTCGTGAAGAGCTCCGAAGGCTCGGACCCGGACTTCATTACGGAGAATTCCACGGCGCGGGCATTCAACGCAAGTACGACCTAACGGATAGGCGATTCGCATCATTTGAGTACGGACGTACGGATATTGAGATTCCCGGCCTATGCGTTGTGCCGGTACTGTACGAAGGCCCAATTGATGGGACATGGACCGATGCTTACGATCAACCAATTTCAGTGTGGGACTACTGCGTTAATAACCTGAAAAATAAAGGGTCGGTTCTTTACGCAGGTTTTATGAAACCGGAAGGCGCTGTCATCACTTTCAAAAACATGCACAGTGCCAAGTTCAAGCGTTTGTGCGAAAATGACAAGTTACACAAATCTTGGCTTGCTAATAAAAAATAAACGAATACGCTACACGACATGCCCCATCCATTTAAATTCAACACGCCATCTCGGGTACTCACCATTCGCGTACCTGCCGATCAGTACGACAAGATCAAGGCTGAGTTTGCCAAGATCATCCAGGCATACGTGAAGTAATGGCTAAGGCTGCTGCACGTACGCCGCCTGACATGCAAAAATGGCCCCACAATCCCGAGAGCAATTTCGTGGATGCGTGGCCACGGTGGCGGGATGTGTATGACTGGGATCTGCCGGTCTCGAAGCTGAGGCAGGTGGACTCGAAGGCGTGTGCGGAGCTGTGTGAGCTGAACCTGTTTGATAAGCTGACACCTTCACTGCAACAAGCGGTACGGGCCTTTGCGGAAGGTCGGTCTTATGACAACGGGGAGACGCAGGACTTGATCCTGACTCCGGAGCGGCTGACTTCACTGGCGGAGCAATCCAACAAGGTCGAGGTAGCACGCGCTTCAATTGACGCACACGCACTGTTTCAACTTGCTGCTACGGCGATTGCAACGGGCGACCTAACCGGCACCCCGTTATGTGCCAAGGAGAAGATCGACCTGATCAAGTGGCTCGGTTCTCGCGTCGTACCCGAAGCCAAGAGCCAAGATATGGCCGAAGTCGTACAGCGCGTTGACCGAGGCCGCCGCAAGGCATCTGAGTTCTCTTCTGAAGATCTTAAAACACTAACACGTCAAGAACTCCTTGACCTTCTGGAATAAACTATGTTTTTTAACTTTGCTACTAAAGAAGATATTAATGCGTTAAGTCGCGCACACGCAGATGCGTATGCGAAGACTTCTCTACGAATCCAACTACTCGAAGACCGCATCAACTCACTTGAATCTGATTTAAAGAACACTAGTCAGTACTCTGTAGATCGATACGCCTCTTTCTGCCTCTCAGTAGAAGCCAAGGTACAAGCCGCGCTTCAAAATCTTCGTGCGCATTATGATCTTAGTATGTCAGCTGAGGATAAAAACCATATGCGCATCAAACGACTTGAAAGCCGCATCTTCGACTTAGCAAGGAAGTGAGTTTTACCGAAGAATGCCAATGGCGGGATAAGAACCCTTACGCCTTTAAGGTGCAGTGCTCCTATCCCGCCGTGTATGTGAAGTTCCCTGTGTCGGAACACACGTCACGGTGTTTTCGTTGGCTTCGTGAACGCAAACCAGCACACCTATTGGAAGCACCGTGGAACTTAAAATAAAGACATGCTATTACTGCGGATCACTTTCGATCATGCACGTATTCAACACTCCCGTTTGCGCCATGTGTGCGCTTAAGTTGTTTAAATGAGTAAACACATTAAGTCCGAACTTGCACGGCGGGAGCTGGCGCGACGCGAACTCTTGCCGTACATCTGCTATATGAAGCCCGATTACAAAGTCGGTTGGTTTCATAAGCAGCTATCTGAAATCATGGATGCTTTTGTGGAGGCGGTCAACCGTAAAGGATCGCCACGCATTATCCTATCCGTTGCGCCTCGCGTAGGTAAGTCAACCGCCGTGTCCGAGTACTTGCCGACGTATATCCTTGGCAAGAATCCAAAGGCGGAAATCGTAGCCGCTACCTACAACCAGGATCTCGCTAATAGCTTTGGGCGTAAGGTGCGCGACATTCTACAGAACCCGCAGTACCTGGATTTGTTTAACGTTGAACTCGATACGCAAGCGCAGTCCGTTAGCTACGTTCGCTTGAGTAAAGGCGGCAGCTACTACGCCGTTGGCGCTGGCGGTTCGCTCACCGGACGCGGTGCAGACGTTATGATTATTGACGATCCTGTTAAAGATCGTGAAGCGGCGGACTCTCCCGTTGAATCGGAAAAGCTGTGGGAGTGGTATTCGTCAACGGCGCGTACGCGTATGTTACCCGGTGGAGGCATTATTATTGTGATGACGCGCTGGGCGACTGATGACCTAGCGGGACGACTCATTGACCAAGCCAACCGCGATCCAGATGCAGACCAATGGAAGATAATTAACTTCCCTGCCCTCGCTGAACAAGACGAAGATTTTCGCAAAAAAGGTGAAGCCCTACACCCCGAACGATACGACCGTGATGCCTACCTGCGTTTAAAGGCATCCATTCAACCACGCGATTGGGCCTCGCTCTATTGCGGAAAACCCTACGTAGAGGGTGGTAATTTCTTCTCGCAAGACACGGTACGGTACTACAAAGACAAGCCCGCAGAGCTGACATGGCTGATTGGCGTCGACTACGCAACGTCGGCTTCTAAGAAGTCAGACAAGAGCGCCATTGTACCAATGGGTGTTGATTACGAAGGCAACGTTTACATAGGGGAGGACTTCTTCTACGACAACGTCGATCCTTGGGACGCGGTAGTTCGCACTATTGCACTTGCCAAGCAGTACGAAGCACGCGACCTTGCGGGCGAATCAGGACCCATTCAGAACACCATGGGACCGATCTTCTCCCGTGTGCAAGAGGAGCAGCATTGGTACGTGACCGTCTCCAAGAACGTACGTCGATCTTCCAAAGCCGTGGCGTCTCTCGGCATGAAGGCGCTGATGTTCAACGGGAAGCTCCATTTCCCCGACACGCCACGCATGCGTAACGAAATCATACCCGAGTTGCTAGCGTTCGATCCAAAGGTTGACCGTGGCGGAGACGATTTTTTGGATGCGTGTTTTTCTGGAGAAACGCTTGTTTTAACTGAGCACGGATGGACCCGCATCGACCACATCATGAAGGGTGATCGGGTAATGACTAGTATAGGGTTGCGCGATGTCACTAAGGCGTGGTGTAAAGGCTACAGAAACACTAAGGAATACGCGGGGGTTCGCGCTACACCGGAGCACCTTTGCTACACCGTCAACAAGGGGTGGGTGCCTATTGACGCACTAGCTAACGGCGATACCGTTGTGGGATGCGAAATGCTACAAAAGTCGAAGCCGTCTTTTTCAACGGTCGCGAGTATCGTCGATACCCCAACGCAAAGCAGCTTAGCCACCGAAGATATTTCAGCTCCTCCGGTTGGAGCGAAACCCCGCGACTGCTACACCGAGACATATGGGAGCACGCGCACGGACCTATTCCGCCAGGACACCACATTCACCACCTTGACGAAAATACCCGCAACAACGAGCTTGCTAATCTCTGCTGCATCTCCGCAGCCCAGCATTTCCGCGAGCACGCCACCGCAATTAGCAAACGCTGTAGTACTCCCAAACACCTGGAACACCTTGCCGATATTCGCGGACTTACAAAAGCATGGCACGCATCTGAAAAAGGGCGGGAGTGGCACCGCGCTCACGCTGAAAAAAACTGCAAAGCCGTGCGCAATTGCGTCGATTGTGGAGTATCCGTGGTCATGTGGATTACCGCTACGCGATGCTCCGCCTGTAGCCGTAAAGAACGAAACAGGCAATCCGCAAAATGCGGACGTGAAAAACGTGCCCGTTTACGACTTGAACGTGAACGAGCAGCACGAGTTTTTTGTGTTGACGAACAACGGCCCGCTGCTGGTTCATAACTGCGTAAACGGATGTTTACTTATTGAATCCATCGGACGCCCCCTACCACCAGTACCACCACCCCCAAAGTGGCGCGTAGATCCAGGCGCGGTCTATGGGGCCGATATCTTTAAAAAGAAAAAGGGCGGATCTGCCACCATCCCCGGATTACGGAGTAATAAATGGTGAGTGATACGGTAACGTAGACACCCACTAAGCTGTAGTAGCGGATTTTTTTCTGCCTTATAGTCACGTTACCCCCTAACCCTAGGTTTACACCATGGCCCTTACTGCTCCTGTCCCTAATCTCGTAACCACGGTTCCACTGTTCTCCGCAGCGGCTCCTGTCTGGTCGCGCCGTATCAACGGTATCGTCGCCGGTCAGCCGACCGCCGCTAACTCAACCGGTGCCGCCGCTTTGTACGGCGTTTGGCACCCGGGTACGCAGAATGCCGCGCGTGTGTTCCGCTTCGTTGGCGACGGCAGCACCGTTGCGTTCACCCTGCCTACCGCCGCTACCGGCGTTACCTATCCGACTACCGCTGCTGCGTCGTTGACCGTGATCAACTACCTCGAAGCGATTGCCCTAACCTTCGCTCCTCAGTACGCGCTTAACGCTGTCGTTCGTCAGCGCATGGGTTCGGATGCTACCCCAACTGGTACGCAGTGGAAGATCAACGGCACGACCGTTACCTTTGGTACCGCTCCCGTCGCTGGGCAGACCGTTGAGATTCTGATCCCTGATACGGCTACCATCTCCCAGCTCCCTGGCGCTGCGCTGACGGCTAACACGCAGACGCTCATCACCCCACGTGACTTTAGCACCGCTGGCGTTGCCGCTGTGGTCCTGAGCACTGCTGGCTCGCGGTAATCCGTGAACGACGCTCGTTTCCAGCAAACGGCCCACGGCTTTACGAAGCTCACGGCGGTACGCTCGGAAGCGGGCGCATGGCGACGTTGCGTGGCGGGGGAAGCCCCTCACGCAATCGTTGCTCGTGTCATGGGTCTCGACACGTTTTCTATTGTTACCAATGGCGAACTTGACGGACTCGACGCTCTGACCGCAGGTGCGACCTATGGCGTCGGTACTAACGGTGATCTCCAAGTAGGGCTTTCTCCTACCGTTGCTCGCGTAGTTCGCAGTACCGCAATCCTTGTCGACCTCAGTGTCGCAACCTCCTCAAACGCTTCCGATTTGTCGGCTATCAATGCGGCAATCGCTGCTCTGCAAGCCGCCATAGCGCAAACGGTCATCGTTGCTGGCGGACCTACCGGTTCGTCGAACACGGTACCGATCATTACGTATGACGCTAAAGGTAGGTTGACGGAGGTCACTACCGCGACTATAACGGCCTCGTCTATCGGAGCTGTGTCCTCTGCACAGGCTCGTCAGTACGCCTGGAGTGTGGCTTCATGATGATTCTTTCGGGCACTAAGACCCTGACCGCATCGTTAGCTGCTGCACCCGCAACCACGCAGCCAACCTTTGTTGTCGCTTACGCTGAAGTGAACGCGATACAGGTCACCGAAGACACTAACGAAGTCACGGCTACCGGTACAACTCCCGTAACGGTGCTTTCCGCTCCCTCCGCAGGCTTTCGCCGCGTCATCAAGAGCCTATTTGTAACCAACTTAGACACGGTTCCGACCACGGTAACGGTGTTTATTAACGGATTTCCTGCCGGAAAAGCTACTATTGGTTCTGGTTTAAGCGTCGATCTGGCTTCTTCTACCGCTATCCCTGTTTCGCAAGGTCAGGTCGCTACCGGTACCCTGATGGGTAACAACAGCGGGGTGAGTAATCTCCCGTTTGCGTTGTCAGCTACCGCGTCGCTCACGTTGCTCGGTATTCCTGGACTGCAAACGTCGGGAATCACTGGAAACTTGACTCTTTCCAAGACGGGGACTACGGCTCGCACCCAAACCGCCCGCGACGCCAGCGGTAACCTGTGCTTGGATTCGGTAAATAACGGGTTCACGGTTTTGCAGAGCATCGACAGGGGAACAGGAGCACTTCCCGCTCCGATCAATGCCGCTGCACAATGTCTGACATTGTCGAATATCGATGCGACGCCATCAAATATCGAATCATTCGGCTATGGCACTACTGGAATAAACCTGCGTGGACGCAGTATCGGCGGAACACGAGCTGCGCCAACGGCAAGCCAAGACGCGCAAGTTTTTGTCAATCTGGTAGGCACTGGATATGATGGCGTGTCGGCGCATGGTGATAGCACCGCCGTCCGGATGCAGGCTGACGGCCTCTGGTCTGCGTCGAACCGAGGAGGACTTATTGCGTTTTTTGGTATTCCGAATGGTGGCACGATACCAGCCGAATGGATGCGCCTACAAAACGCCAGCCTCGGCATCGGCATTGCCCCCACCGCAGGAAACGGCCTCGTCCAGCTCGCCAGCGGGACGACCAAGGCGAATGGCGTGGCGCACGGTGACACGTATCAATTTAGAGCGGCATCGGGTCAAATTTTCCAAAGCGGCCCAGCGGCAACCGACATCATTTATACGGTACAAAGAAGCACGGGTGAGACGCTTAATGTACAGGCTGGCAGCGGCGTTTGTGTGGCGGGAACGTCTTCAAATACCCCGTTTTGGCTGCGTACGAACGGCGCCCAGTGCATCAGCATGGACACCGCACAAGGCGTAACCACCGCAGCCGCAAACTACGTAAAGGTTCGCTCGGTCGCAGCCTCAGCCGGAACGACTACACTCGATGCGACCGATGCCACGGCAATCCTAACCGGTGCGGCAATCCACACATTCACGCTCCCTGCGGCGTCTAACGGACGTCGTCTGTTCATCAAGAACCGTTCGAGTCTTGCGCTGACCGTGAATCGCGCCGGGGCGGACACCATTGATGGATTGACCACTATCGCGGTAGCTACCGGAACAGCCAAGATCCTCATTGCTAACGGCACCGATTGGTGTGTTTGGAACGCATAAATGATTACTGACCTCATCAGCCTACAAGACGCCATTGCGTTAGCGCAATCGGTTCCCGATTACTACAACGAGGACGGCGCAAAACGTCAAGCCGAGGCAATCGAGATTGTCCGTATGCGTGCGCCAATTGCCGACCCCGGAGAGACGCAAGCTAGCGATTCCTGGCGGATTCAGATCCCCCGGACGAAACTGTGGTCGCTGCCAAACGGCGACAAGATAAGCCAGGGCATGTCGAGCCATGTCAATCAACTAGAGCAGGTCTACACGCAGAGCGTCGTTATTAACGACGTACGCATCCCCGTGATCCTAGCGCAGGCGATTCTTGGCGCGTATTTCGTTGCGCTTGAAAAAGGCGAAATCATTCCTACTGCGGTGGAATCGTGAAAATATTAGCGTATTTGACTCGCGTTGGCTCTGCTTCAAGCCAGCTTGCAAACGTCATTTTCCTTGGCGGAGCTCCAAATGAGTCCATTAGCGGGAGGAGTTATCGTCGGCAATGGTGGATTCGTCGCCCTATTGATGCGGTACTAGGACGTAATCATTGCAAAAATTCGTACGTGCAGGACGCTGTAGACGCGGTAGATTACCTCTATGAGTATAGTCACCATGACGACGTATGAAGCCCTGGGCATTTTAGACCAAGCTGCAAGCATGGCTCCTGGTACCAGGCGTGATCACTTAACTATCCAGCAGGCCGTGGAAGAGCTCAGACGGTTTATTGTCGAAAACAAGAAAGAAGAAGACGGCCATGGCTGACACGATCATTTCAACAGAAGTTGTCATTGCCGGATTTGTTGCACTTGGTGGCGCTATCGTGTGGCTGGCCCATAAGTGGGACGCAGGCAACACGCGCTGCGAAGAGCGTAGCAATATGCTGCATCGCGAACTCGGAAGCCTTCGCGATTGGACGCAGTCCAAGATGCTCGAAGCGTTACAGGAAAACACCAAGGCTCTTCGCCGGCTTAAATACGAAGTTCGCGACTTAGATCCGTCTGACGCCGTTCATAACGAGACTGAATCGGATCTGGTCCCGGTGGTTGTTGAGATGCCAGAACGGCGCAATCGCGGATCTAT